AAGACTTGAAAATATCAAGACTAGAGAGTATAATATACGTAGAAAGGCTGACATACTTTTTGAAAAAGGCAAAAGGAAATGATAGATAAAGATCTACTTAAAAATCTTACTGTTGAGCAGAAGCAAGTTTTGCTTGACCAACTTATGAATAGTTTATCAGAAACAAAACAAAAAGAGGAAGCGGTTTCCTCCAAACCTCAGTCAACTGTGACCGAGGATTTTCGTGTTACAAGTAGTAAAACTGAATTAGAAAGAGGGAGAGTTCCGGTGAAAGCCAGAAAAAACCAATGGGTTGATGATGGACAATTTCAACTTGAAGGAGAAGATGAATGGTCTAACAACAGAAAAAGAACTAGCAGGAGTAGAAGTAAGACAACCAAGGTTGAAGTAGAGTGTAGTGTTTGCGGTAAAACCTTTATGGAAAATCCATCACTGATGTATGGTGAATACCACCGTTGCAATCGCTGCGGGAGAAGGTAGTGAGTAAATTACTTGGAGACTCTGGCGCAGAGACAGCGGTTCTTGCTGGTCTCTTCTCTTACGGTCTAGAGTCATACGTTGAAATTAGCGACATTATTGACCACACAAGTTTCTCAAGTCAAAACAACCAACTGATCTATAAATGTATAGAAAAGATATTGACTAAGGAAGCGCATGTAGATTTACCAACGCTACTATCTGCTGCGGAACAACTTGGTTTTTCCGAAACAATTCAGACTAAACAAGAATTACAATACATAAAAAGTTTGATGGATTTTCCCGTCAAGAAAGAGAATGTAATTCATTTTGCTGCACAGGTAAAAAAGTTTGAATTCGCTAGGAAGATTAGAGCGATTGCTAATAAGATTGGTAGAGATATAGAAGACATCAATGGCGATGAAGATATTGATGAAATAATCGGAATAGCAGAAAACCCTCTAACGGAATTTTTAAGAGAAGATGACACAAGAGATAAACCAGAGAGAATTGGTCAAGATATTGATGAGTACCTTGATTTCCTTATGGATAATAAGTGTGATCAGATCGGTATACCGAGCGGGTTTGACAGGTATGATGCCGCTATTGGTGGCGGTCTTCGACGCAAGTGCGTTGACTTGGTATCTGCTCGTCCTAAAGTGGGCAAGTCTGTATTTGGCGATAACGTTGCCGTTAATGTTGCAAGAAGAGGAATTCCAGTCCTTATGCTCGATACCGAAATGAGCAAAGAGGATCACCTCAACAGAATTCTATCTAGTCTTAGCGGAGTACCAATTAATGAAATTGCAAATGGTAGTTTTGGAGATGATGAAGAAAAATACATTGCGGTTCAAAACGCAAAAGAAGAAATTAAAAGTATACCATATACGTATGTTAGTGTAGCAGGAGCGCCATTCGAGAATATACTCAATCACATTAAACGTTGGGTAATTCAAGAGGTCGGCACAGATGAGAACGGAAGAACAAATGAGTGTCTAGTTGTCTATGACTATCTAAAATTAATGTCGTCTGCTGGTATATCTGGCAATATTCAAGAATACCAAGCACTTGGATTTCAAATTACAAACCTTCACAATCTAGCAGTCAAGTATGACTTTGCTTGTCTAGCGTTTGTGCAGTTAAATAGAGACGGCATCACTAAAGAATCTACAGATGCGGTAAGCGGATCTGATAGATTGATTTGGTTGTGTACATCATTCTCTATATTCAAAGAAAAATCAGCAGAAGAAACAGCAGAGGACGGTCCTCGCGCTGGAAATAGAAAATTAGTACCTATTGTGTCTCGTCATGGACCCGGTATGCAAGATGGAAACTATATCAATCTTAGAATGGACGGCGCACATGCGTTACTAACAGAATTAAGAACTAGAGATGAGTTTCTGAAATGCGGAGATACTGATGCAATAGAAGGTGCAGAACTACCTTTCGATGAGGATAATGATGAATAAATATGAAGGCGTATTTAATGGCGGCCCTGAACATGGACAAAGATATCCGTTTCCAAAGAATCAAGAAATAATTGAAGTAACTAAAGTATATGACAGCGGATTAACAACCGTATCTAAATATGCTAGAAGAAGAGTAGAAGGTAATGTAATTTATTACGACCTCATGGAAGAGAGGTTCTTAAAATACGCAAGTCACCTCGAAAGAAATGATTTAAGATGAGTATAATTCCATTGTCTATTGCGACTGTATGCTACATCATAACAGCGTATAGTAATTTGAAGCAGCGTGACTATCCTCACGCCTTCGTTTGGTTTTCCTACGCTTTCGCTAATTGTGGACTATTATGGTATGAGTACGACAAAACAAAAACTTGATTTGAACAAAGTTAAAGAAACTATTGTCAATAATATTGATTTGCTACTAGAAGAATTAGGTCTTGAATACGAGAACAAGAATGGTAGCGTGTTTATGCCGTGTCCTATTCACGGAGGCGACAACCCTAATGGGTTATCTATATCGCTAGACCGTAAAACTTGGAAGTGCTGGACTCATAATTGTCATGACGACTTTGGTACAGACATTTTTAATTTTATCGGCGGTTGTAGGCAAGACCCAACATTCTCTGACACTCTTAGATTTATATGTCAACTATATGACATAAACAAAGGTTACAATAAAACTATAGAACCTAAAGTCGAAAAGACAGAACTAGAAGAAATAGTAAAGATATTTGGTAAAAGTGTGAGTAAAAAATCAAATAATGAATATGTCCGTGATGTGGAAACACTGAATAACTCATTTTATTTTGAGAAACGGGGATTTTTGCCGGAAACCTTAGAGCATTTTGGAGTAAAAGATTGTATAGATAAATCTTCTACGATGTGGAACAGAGCCATAATACCAGTAACTTTTGAGAATAAAGAGATTGGTTATATTGCTAGAGCAGTAAAGAATTTTATTCAACCTAAATATCTTTTCTCTACGGGGTTTAAAAAAACAGACTATCTATATAATTATGACAATGCTATGTCTGTAGCAAAAGATAAACACGCGCTGTTTTTAGTTGAGGGGCAGGGAGATGTATGGAGAATGTATGAGGCAGGCGTAGAGAACTGTGTGGGTTTGTTTGGTAAGGATTTGTCGGATGCTCAAAAATCATTACTGATTACTAGCGGAGTAACAGATCTAGTTGTATTAACAGACAACGATCAGGCGGGCAGAGAAGGTAGGATGAAAATACAAAGAGAACTAAGTCGGATGTTCAATCTAATATATCCAACAATGCTTAAAAAAGATGTCGGTGACACATCAGTTAAAAAAATTCAAAAACATATACTACCGGAAGTGGAAGGACTTTATTAATGATACTAGGAATTTCTGGCAAGAAGCAGGCGGGTAAAACAACTATCTCTAATATCATACATGGAGATATATTGTTAAAACAAAATTTTATTATGGATTATTCTATAAATGATCTAGGTAAATTATTGATTAAAACTACAAATGCTAAAGGTACTGAAGGGTGGGGCGAATTTGATATTGAACGCAAAGATGAAGAATTTATTCAGTATGCTCACTATAACATGTGGCCCTTTGTAAAAGCATACAACTTTGCTGACTCCTTGAAGGACATGTGTATCAATCTATTTGGGTTTACATATGAGCAGGCATATGGAACTAACGATCAGAAAAACCAAGTATTAGATCATATCAGATGGGAAGATATGCCAAGGTTTCAAAATATGAAACTGATGAAAAAAATGCCTATAGACGCAAGGAAAAGTTGGGATTGGCGCGAAGGCGAAATGACTGCGCGTGAGTTTATGCAGTTCTTTGGGACTGACATCATGAGAAAGATACACAACAACGTATGGGCAAATGCCTGTATAAATAAAATCACAAAAGAAGGTAGTGATCTTGCTATTATAGCAGACGTTAGATTTCCTAATGAAGTTGAAGCCATCAAAAAAGCAGGTGGCAAAGTATTGAGATTGGAGAGGAATGTTCATGAGGACGACCATGACAGCGAAACCGCGCTAGATGTGGACAACTATGACCATTCTAATTTCTGGCATGTGCTAGACAATAGAGAGATTGGTATCAAAGAAACGATAACTGAAGTTAAATCTCTGTTGGAGCAAGTTTAGTGATAAAAGACTTACTAATCCCAAGAAAATATGACAATAAAATAAGAGTTGGGATAAAAAGAGACGGTGGGTATGTAGTTTCGCCCGATCATTTTGGAGAAAGTTTAATCTCTGTTGGTTGTGAAAATAAAACAAGTTTTGAATCAGAGTATTTGAAAAATAACCCAGAATCTAATGTTATAATATATGATGGAGTAGGTGAATGTACACTAGCTAGAAATGACAGCAGGGTAACTTTCAATAAAAAATACATTAAAACTTTTTCAGATTTAAACGTAACGCATCCATGCATGATTCAAATGGATATTGAAGGAGCAGAAGTAAAACTATTCGGGGAAACCGATTTGTCAGGCATTGAGCTTGTAGAACAGTTAGTAATTGAGTTTCATTTTCATAACAGGTACTTACCAAATTTTCCACAAAATGGAGCAGATGAAGACATTGAGAAAGCACTGACAGTGCTAGATCAACATTTTTCACTAATCCATATACATGTAAATAACGCTGGGTATGCTGATGGCTGGCCGATGTATAAAGACTTATACGACCCAATAGAGCTAACATATATTAAAAAAGATAATTCACTACCGTTAGAAAATAGTCCGTTCCCAATAGAAGGTTTAGATTTCCCAAACCGACCCGGAGCTTTCGACCCTAAAATAGATTGGTGGGTAAAATGATAATAACTTATATAAGATCGTCTAGTTATAACAACTATGACTTCTGTCAAATGCAGTATTTCCTAACTTATGTATTGGGTTGGCGATCTGACAGTGGTAAAAAGGCAGACATGGGAACTATGGCTCACAAAGTCATGGAGATCATGGCTGGGTTAAAGAAATTCCAGCAAGATAATCCACGTAGAAAATTCTTAGAAATAGAAGATGATAAGTGCGGGAAAATAAGGATTAGTAAAGATAGGTTGTTTCTAGATAGTTTTGTTGATGAAATGACAGAGCTTGCCATCAATAAATACGCAGAAGGCTCTAAACATAAGTTTTATCGTGCTGATAGAAAAGCGGTCAGAGACACGGTTGAGACATTCTTAACCCATTCTGATGGACTTTTTGACCCCAGAAAAAGAAACATTTTTCATCCAGAGGCGCACTTCGACATACCGATTGAAGAAGATTGGGCTAAGTTTGAATATAAAATCAACGGAGAAATAGTC